GGATTAAGATATGGCTGTAAATCCGAATATGGCGAACCGTGAAGTTGCTGATCTGGTTCTGCTTGATTACAAGACCAAGAAAGTTTTTCTGCCCATTGATTTTGCCAACGTGACCACCACTGACTTTACCGCAAACCGCGTGTTTGCAAAGGGCGGCCAGGGCGCACCGAACCGTGTTGGCTTTGATGGCGAGCGTGCAGGCACCCTGAAGGTTGATACCCAGATCATGCCTGTTAAGCTGTTTGCCCTGCTGAGCGGCCAGGACATTGGCAAGGTTGCAAAGATTATGAAGCGCGAGGTACTGACCGCTACCACTGACGGCATTGAACTGAGTGAGACCCCGAAGGCCGGCACTGTGCAGGTTTTTGCTGTTTCTGACGACGCTGGCACTGAGATCAGCGATCTTACTACCACTGACAAGAAGGTTACTGGCGCTGGCCTGCAGGACGGCAAGAACTATATTGCCTACTACTTCTACGACAAGAACGATGGTGTTCAGACTGTCAAGTTTGATTCTGACACATTCCCGCGTGCCTTTGAAATCCACGGTATGATGCCGTTCAAGACCGAGGACGACGAGATTGTGCAGTGCGAGCTGGTTTACTACAAGGCTCAGCCGCAGGCAAGTTTCAGCCTGGCTTTCCAGAACACTGGTGATCCGACCACTGTTTCTATCACCTTTGACTGCATGGCCAACCAGGACGGCGACATTTACGACATGAACTTTATGGAGTGATCAACGCAAATCCCTACCTTATTATATAGGCTTGGATTGTGATGTTTGATCCGTGGGGGAGCGAAAAGCTCCTCCATTTTTAGAACACGAAAGGAGTAGCGTGCATGGAAGACAAGAATACTGGCGGTATTGCCGATGTGGAGATTAAACCTGTTGAAACTGCTGCCCCGCCTAAAGTGCCCCTGAAGCGCCAGGTGCGCCCACTGAAGGGCGTGGTTGTATACTACAGCAAGGAACGCGGCTACATGGGTTTTGAATGTGATGGGCACGGCTACCAGATGCCGGTAAAAGACGGCTATGCCGTTGGCGATGTGGTTAAGTTCAAGATTGCAGACGGGAAGATTGAGTTGTGCAAGTAAGCGGACGGAGCAAGTATAATGTGAGCCGTGACAAGAGCAAACGCACCTATGACGGGATTGTGTTTGACTCTGAACTTGAGATGAAATATTACCGGGATGTTGTGCTGCCGGGGGTTGCCAGCGGGGAGATTGTGGATTATCAGCTGCAGAGACCCTATGAGCTACAGCCAAAGTACCGCAAGGAACGTAGGGGAAG